CAGGAAGAAATCAAAACCGCGTGCCCGATGCTCGGCGAGCTTGCTAACGTACGCAGGCACCGCAGATCCATTCGGCCGCTTTGGCAGATCGAGATGGCACTCATCCATCAGGAAGATGGTGCCGTCCGGCTCATCCTGCCAGTCCTTAAAGTCGATGAGCTTCCAGCCGAACTCGGCTTGCTTCTCGGGTTTGATCTTGAATCGACCGTTGTAGCAAACGGGACGCAGCTCCTTCAGCTGCATTTCGCGCACGTCCTTGAGCGTGAACAAGGTCTTGCAGGAGCCGTTCGCTCCGGTGCGTAGATAGAGCATCAGAACCTCCCAATCGTATTAGCAAAAGCAACACCGCCCAGCCCTGCCATCACCACCACGTAGCGAAGCACCGTAGCGTCGTCATCCACCTCAACGGCAACAAGCGCCCCCTTCCAAGACGCTACTGCCAAAGCCAAGGCGACCAACGACAACACCAGCTCACTCACTTCATCACCCAGCGCTTGACGGAGTCACCCGTGAGGCCGCTCATGACGGCCCGCGCCACGATGGCACTCGTGATAATGCTGATGCACACACCGACCTTCATGTACGACAGCAGAGCGATGTACTCACCCCCCATGCCCTGCAGCGCACCCAGAGCCTGCGACTTCAGCCAGGACAAGCTGGCGTTCGTGCCAGTGAACGTGACAACGCCAATGCCCAAGCGCAGCAGCACCTGACCGGCAATGCTCCCCGAAACCCACAGCAGACCGCGCAGGATCAGCGCAGCAAACAACGGCATGGTTACCCCCTTGTGACAATACGAGCCGCCAGCAGGAGCGAGACGGCCACCAAAATCTGACCCAGCACAGCAAGCGGGTCACACAACACGTTGAAGGGCAAAGCCACGCTGTAGCCACGCACCACCACCGTCTTGTTCAAGCTACAGCCTCCACCGCCGAGCGCATCGCTCTGGTCGAAATTGCCCGGCCCGATGTTCACCGTGCCGTTATTCGGATTACCGTCCATAGCATTGCCAGTCTTCTGGCCCTCAGCTACGACCCACGTGGACGGCTCAGTGTCGGTGCGCAACGTCTCGCAATTGCGCGTGTACTGTTCCTTCGCCATAGCATTCAGGATCGGGTCATCACCGGTGGCCACGAAGCCAGCCGCACACGAACCAGCGAAGCCGCCGCCTTCCTTACCGCCGCACTGCTTGTCGGTCGGATTAGTCTTGCAAAACTCGCTCTGCGCCTGCGTGGTGCTGTTGGTGCTGGTGCCTGTGCAGCTGCTCGCAGATCCGTTCGGACCGCTCGGCGTCGTACCCTGCGGACACGTCGAGGCCGGGTTGTTCGTAATGTTCGACGAAATGTTGTTCGTCGTCGTGCACGCTCCAGCCACGCATGTCGTCGTACCCGTCGTCGTCGTCGTCGTCGTACTGCCGTCCGGATTCTTCACCGTCGTCTGACCCGTCTGCGGGCTGTTGCCAGCCGTCGGGCTACCGATGTCCTCAACACAGGTGTGCGTGCCGTTCACAGTGCCCTCAAACGTCCCCTGAGGACACGACGATGGAGCAGCAGTGCCAGGCGGAAGTTCATCAGGAGGAGGAGTCACGGTAACCTCTGGAAGCGAAGGAGCAGTACCGCCATCACCACCGGCCGATGCAGACCGATCACACGCACCGCCAACACCATATCCACCGGTATAAAAGGCCTCGCCCTTGCAATACCAGTAGGGATTGCCAACGCCCTGCAGTCGACCCTGCGTGCACTTCGGGTCCGACACCTTCACTACACAACGCTTACCGCCGCTGGCCTGCTTGCAGATCTCGCTAGCCAGCGCATTGGGCTGAGCGCCGTAGCCCCCGTCGTACTTCCACAGACCATCGGACTGGCCCATCTTCTGGACGCACTCGTTCGGTGGAGCAACACACGAGGTATGCGTCGAATCCTCAACAAACGGCGACGTGCAAACGCACGACGACCCGCTCAATGTGCTGTTTGCAGGGCACACGTTAGACCCAGTCAAGACCGCATCCGCAGCACCAACCTGAACACCGGTACTAGATACCGCCCTACAAGTCTTCGGAGCAGTGAAGCTCACACCGCCAAGCTGAAAGCCCTGCGACACAATACGAGCATTGCCAGCATCACTAGCCGCAGTACAAGCATCAGCGGCAGAAGCCCCGTAGTGCCTTTGCGCCGTGTTCTCCCAATTCCACTGCAGATACCACGACGGAACAGTCGGAATAGCCGCTTCCACCGACAAGGAAAAAGCCGCCACGAAGGCGACCAAGATCAGGCGGAGAAGATAAGCCATAGCGCCCCGCAGATCGCAATGATGATGAAGAGTCCCATGGTCCTTTGCCTTGTGCGAAGCAGCCAGGTCGAAGTACCAGGCCGCTTTGAACAAGGCACCTGCAGGCGTCCCCGCAGATGCGCTCAGCGGTGGATCAGCTCAGGGCCGAACGCACCCACTTGAAGGCCTTCACCGCGCCGTAGATCAGCAGCACGGCCACGCCGATCAAGCCCACGGGAGCGGCCTGTGCGCCGATGTCAGTGACGACAGCAGCCACGTCCACGGCAGCGGCGTTTGCGCCACCGACGAGGGCCAGCGAACCAGCGGCGACGAGGCCGCGAATGACGTTTGCGTTCATTTCAGTTTTCCTACTCAGGTTGGTTTCCATCGGAAGTACTGAGCGTCTTCAAGACCATTCGCACGGCCCATCCAACGACCCAGACCGCGCTGATGGCGAGCGCGATTTGTGCGCCTTCCTCCAGCGTGAGCTGGAGAGGAGGCAAAGAGAGTTCGTGCACCACGGTGACGGTGCACGCAGACGCGCAGTCGATGACGGTCGGATCAGCCATAGAACGACTTCACAAAACCGACAACAGCGACTGCTGCAATAGCGCCGAGCTTCCAGACGAAGCTACGGCCGAATATGCGGATCAGCCAGCGCACTTGGCCTCCCACTCACTGAAATCCTTGGCATCGACATGGATCACGACACCATCAGCGGGAGACTCCAGCCGAACCCAATCGCCCGGGTGAATGCTCGGCACAGTGCGGTGATCGCGACGGCGCGCACGCTCAATGCGCTCCCGACGCTCAGCGCGTTCACCATCGATCCAGATCAGGGCGCAGACCACGAGGCCCGCAGAGAAGCCGAACAGCGCTTGCATCAGTTGCCTCCTTCGCCGTTACCGGATACGAAATGCGATTGGTGTTCGTCGGTGTCATCGGCCGTGCCGAGCACATCGAGGTCCACAATCACCGCCTCGTCGTCCAAATCGGCATAGTCGTGAACGAGTTGCGCAGCACGCTCCGCGTCATCGACCACACCGCCGCCAGCCTGTGCGAGCGAGCGAACCCAATCGGGTTGGCCGTCGTCCTGCGACGGAGCGAGAAAACGCCCCGTTGCCAAGCTTTGGACAATGAGCCGCATGGCAGTTAGGCCGCAGCCTTTTGGGCAGCGCGCTCAACGGGCTTGATTTCCACGAGGGTCAGCTTTGCACCGTCCTCTTTCGTGGCAACCATTTCGAAGACCGCATTGGCCTTGATCGGCAGCGAATTGCCCAGGTGCGCCCACTTGTCGAACTCCTTCGCATCGCCGAGCTTGAAAGGACGCGTGACGCGACCGATGGAGCGACCTGCGCCGTTTTCCTTCAGGTCCACTTCGCAGTGAAACGTGCAGCTGCTGAAGGCTCTGCCTTGGAACTCGCCTTGCGATTCCTTGACAGCGTGGACGATGACTTCACTTGGAAACTTCATGTTGATTACTCCGAGCCCGGTTTAATGAAGTCCGCATGCGACTGGGCCAGATCGCGGGACCACGAATTGATTGAAGGCTTCGCCGAACGCTTCTTGCAGGTCGGCGTGCGAGAAAGACTGGAGGCGCTTGGGCAGCTTCTTGCCGGTCACAAGCTCTAGGAACTGGTCTTCGTCGAGGTACTGAAAGAGCGTGGCAATGGTTGGTGCAGCCGTCTCCATGGCCCACCGTGCATTGCGCACGCATTCAGCCTTGACGCTCATCAGCGCGGCTTTAGGCGTGATGCTGACGATCTCGGGGATAGCTATGTCGCCTGCCTCGCGCAGAATGGCTGCATGCCAGTCGCTGGCCCCTGCGAAGAAGTCGGACGGGCGGCGCAGGATGTCGCTTTCGAGGTAGCGCAGTTTGTTGCCGTAGCGCAGCTCGAAACGCAGCCACTTGCTATCGGCCTCTTCGCCGAATAGCTGGTCGCCCTTTTCGTAGATGTTGGTTTCCTTGCCCGCCTCTTTGGAGCCGAGGTAGAGCGATCGTGAACGGCCCCTGAGCCAGTTGATATCGCGCATCTTGGGACGCTGGCCGTGCACGTCACACAGGCCCGCTTTGTAGTCCTCGCTGACGCGTTCGATGCCGCCTGAGAACCCATCGAAGAAGTCGAGAGCGAGATCAGCGCGAGTGATCTTGGCGTCGAGGTCATCGACGATGCGCGCCATCCGGTCGCTCCAACCAAGCTCAGCGAACGTGCATGCAAGGCCGTAAAGGTTGACGTGCAGCGTTTCAGCCTGGCTGCGCTGACGAGGGCTATCCGACGATGCACCGAAGCCCACCCATCCAACTTCTGCGCCATTGCGTTGAATGGGCCAACGACGCTTGTAAAAGTCGTGTCCCTTCAGAGCTTCCGCCCCCCGGGTGAACTCAAACCCGAGGGCCATGCAAACTCTGTCGGCGAGGTCGGCAGCTTGACCGCATGCATCACGTTCAGGATCAGGCAGATCGTTGATGATGGTCAACAGCTTGTTCAGCCGGTAGCCTTCGTCCCAAATGCTGGTGGACTCTGCCCGCTTGTCGGTAAGGAACGGCGGTGCGTTGCGCAGCTGGACTGTAAAGCGCAGCCAGTCGATATGGACCATGGCTCTGCTGGACTGACGTTCAGCCAGCAGCCGCAGCTTCACTGTGTTGCCGTCAAGGACCAATGCATTCTTCGCAGCTACTCGCGTCATGACGACTTCCCTTCGGTCGATTTACTCTCCCCGTGATTACCATCGGGGCACTCCTGCCGCGCCCCCGCTAGGGCGTCGGCTACGCCTCGCCGCCCTACGCTGGTGGCGCGTGCTGTCGTGACCTCACAGCCCGCACAGTTGCGGTCGCAGCGGCCGGCGAGGTACAGACATTGCAGGAGGCATGCGCCATCGGAATCAGGCGCGTCCTGCGGACCGAGCTCTGGCCCTTCGGGTTGAGCCACCGGGTACGGCGTCTCACTCGCTTGCGCGACTAGCGATCCCTCGCGCTCCAGGTGGATCACAGGCAGCTGGTAGGCTACGTCTCTGCGAGCCGCAGCGATGCTCGGGCCATGGCTGCACGCCATGGAGTAACCGCTTAGCAAGGAAGGGGGTGAGGCGAAGGCCCATTCGCACCGGGCACGCTGCGCGGCTTCAAAGGCTGTCATCGCGGTCATACACCGCCCTCAACTGAATCACCGCGATCACCGAGATTCACCGAAGCCGGCGCGAATGATTCAAGCTCGCGCGCATTCAGCGCCTCGTTCACCAACACCCGCACCATCGATTCACGAGAACGACCCTCGCGCACGGCCGCGTTACACAGCCGCGCATAGAGCAAGATGCCGAAACCAACAGAGAACCGCTCAGGAAAGCGCCTCATAGCCGCCTCTGCACGCCTTCAAGGCGAAGGATTGCGACCCGTGCGCGTTCGGGCTGAACGCCACGACGTGCAAACGCTGCGCAGATGGCAGCATCGTCGCGGTATTGCGCCGAAGCGACGGCAGAGCCATTGCGAATGCGAGCAGGAATCGGCGCGGTGATCGCCACATGTGCGCGGCGCTTCCATTCGAGCTTTTCGGCGGCTAGCACGG